TGACCCGAGCCTCGGCTTCTGCCATATGCCCCTGCGGCCAGCGCCATGTTTCATCACCGATCAGCCAGCGGATCGAACGACGCTGTAGGTTGGTCTTGTTGTGCGCCCCGAGAATCCAGAGCGTCATGCCGTTGTTGAACTGGATCGCGTTGTTCTTGCGCTTGTGGCGATGAACGCCGGTGGGCATGAGCCGTGCGACCGGCTGGCACTGGTCGAAGAGCTTCTGCAGGCGCGACTCGGAATAGTCGCGGGCGTCTTCATCTGTCTGGTCAAGCCACAGCGCGGGTCCCGGCAGGTTGGAAATGATGTAGCAGAGCGTGAGTTCGGGGGCGGTAGTCTTGGATGACTGGACCGACGCAATGATCGACACCAGGCGGATGCGTGGATCGACCAACGATTCCATGACCTCACGAATCCACGGCGAGTTTTCCGAGCGGAAGCGTCCCGGGTTGGGTGAATACGGAATCGCCTCGATGTGATCCTCACACCACGCCCATGCAGGCCGCCGGTCGGGCGGCTGCCACGCTTCGCGCCAGATTTCCTTTAGTGCTTTCATGACTCGTGGAGGCAGAGCAGGACTTCATCAATCGCCTTGCGGCATTCCCTCTGGATGCCGGTGGCGTCGAGACCGGACAGCACGGGCGGAAGCTCGTTTTCGAACTTGGCTCGAAGGATGGACGTTGCCTGGGCGACGAGGCCGATCCATTCCTCGCGAACTTTGGTGAGCGGGACGTATTCGCCCTTTTTTACAGCGATGCGAAGTTCCCGTTCCTCCACCTCTGCTAGAAGCTTGCGAGCCTTGAGCGCTTCCTCGTTGCCGACCGGCACGCGACCCGCATTCAGCCCCCGCATCCGGACGAATTCGCGCCAGTCTGCCACCGGCCAGAGTCCATTGGAGAGCGCCTTGGGCGATCCGTCCATTTTCTGCCAGGTAGAAAGCGTGCGTCGAGAAACACCCAGCACGGCGGCGAGTTCCACGAGAGTCTGCGCGTAAGCGAGCGTATCCGCGCTGCCCGCCGCCCGGGATTCGATGCGCGTGCGTTCAGCTACGGTGAGCGGCTTCCCTGTGGCGACTTTCTTGACGATGTTCTGGAAGTCGGCATCCAGGATCTTCTCGGCCACATCTGGGGCGAGCGACGGCCGCCCGTCATCCTGAGTTTTGCCCTTGCTCATGGTTTGACCGCCACCCATCCGGCGAAGTTCAGATGCCGCCAGAAGCAATCGACGGACGTGAATCCTTCCTGATAGAGAAGCTCCTCGTTCCAGCGGGCGGTGACTGGGACCAGGACGCCTTCCAGCGACATGCGTTTGCGGTCGATCTGGCTCTCGGAATATCCGTTCTCGCGCTTGATGTTGAGGAACAGGTTCACGAATGCCTCATCGAGCTTGGACGTCGCGCCGAGCACCTTTTCCACGAGGATGAAGGCACCGCCGGGAGCCAACGACTCAAACACGCGACGGATGATCTGCTGGCGGTATTCGATGGGGGTGAATTGCAGGGTGAGCACCGAGAGCACGAGGCTGGATGTCACACCGGGGAACTCGTGGCGCAGGTCGGCAGACTGGACGGTGACGCGATTGCCGTGAGGGTGGTATGAGAAGTTCTGACGCGCTGCCTCGATCATCGGCTCACTGATTTCCAGGCCGATGTAATCGTTGGCCGCGCCGAAGTTGGAGACGAAGGGCAGCAGCGCCTGGCCGCGGGAGCATCCCATGTCGATGATGGTGGTGCCGGGTTGCACGAAGCGCCGGCCAACTTCGAAGGTGACCATTCGCATCGCGTTGTATTGCGGGATGCTCCGCTGGAGCATGTCGTCAAACACGGCGGTCACTTCCTGATCGAACTGCCAGGCTCCGCGTGGAATCACCTCGTCACGTTGGGCTTCACTCATGCCCGCGGACCGGATGTCAACGCGGCAGCCGCTTCACGATGCGCGTGCCCTCGGTCAGGCAGGTGCCTTCTTCCGTCACCCAGAAGCACGGGATCGAGAACCGGGCATACATCTCGCGGGTCCTTGGATTGCTCTCAATCGCGATGTAGCGGGCGTCATCGCCGTGGATGGGAAACACGTCCTTCTTGAGAAGGTGCTCCTTGATCGCCGGGGGATTCCACCAGCCTTTGGGCGCGAAGCACGCGTCCTGGGGACGCCAGCCGGTCTGCTCTTCGATGCGGTCGAGCGTCTTGATCGTCCAGGTTTCCGGGCGGGCGGTGATGAGAACGACGGTGTACGGCCGGACAAGTTCCACCAGCCATTGCCGGTATTGCTCGTTGGCCAGTCGCTTCTCCATGCGCTCGGGCGTGGTGCCGTGCTTGGGAGAATTCGCCACCAGCGTGTAGTTGAGGTCTAGCAGGATGATCATAGGGTAATCTGAAGACGTTGGCTGAAAGAGTCCATGGCGCATTGCGCGAGTTCCATGCGGGTGCCGTCCGGATAGGGCAGATTGAATTCAAACTCGATGGCCGCACGCAGGCGGGCTGGATCGACGGGACGTGCCGACGCGCAGGCCGCGTTAATGTTGTTGGAAAAGTCATCGACCTTCACCGAGCGGAAGAATGGGCCGAACAAATCGCGGAACTCCGAAACGGTGTGATACTTCTGGACCTTGGGCTTGTCCTGAAAATCGCCGATCCGGATGCCCGGTTCGTAGTCGAGGCGAAACGCGATGTTGCCCGCGTTGCTCTCGTTCATGAACGCCTTGCCATTGACCTGCCGCCAGCCGGACTCACCTGCGGACGATGCACAGGCATAGACCTTTGTGAACGGCTTACACAGGGCGGCGCACAGGCAGGCGATGTGCTCGCGGTCCTCGCGGAAAGGCACGGAATTCAGCACGCTGGCAATGAAGATGCTGGTCCACTCCTTGCCCGCCGCCACTTCCGCGAGGAATGCGCGTGCCAGTTCCACGCTCTCCGCCTTGTTGATGCCTCCGGGGCCGAGCCGGTATGGCTCGAACGGCGTGCAGTCGATCCCGGCTTGGCGCAGGAGGAAGGTTTCCGTCAGGTGGCCGGCACCGAAGTCGAGAATCGTCGAGCCATGCTCCTTGGTCCAGCGGGCGCGATCAGATGCTTTGCCGATGTCGAAATCCTTGCATGGCTTCGCGCCATGGGTGGCGAAGATGAAGCCGTTGCCAAGCTCGCGACGGACGCGGCGTGCGCGGCGGAACGAGTTGAAGCGGAGCATGTCGGCATAGCGCGTGTGGATGTCGAAGTCCATCGAGAGCAGATTCATCATGGCCCGGGCGAATTCCGCTTCCTCCTCGGTGACGAACACGACCGGCGCGAAGGCCGCGCCTTTCTCAGCCAGCATTTCCAAGCGACCGATGCCGTTGATGACGGTCAGATCCTCGCGGCAAACGATGGGCATGAGGATGCCGTGGCGATGCAGCGTGCGGGCAAGGTTGCGGGCATACTGGATCCAGCGACCCGAATTCACCTTGCAGAGATCCTTCACGCTGACTTCCGCGGGCTTGAGGCAGCGCAGGAAACCATCGCTGCCGACCTCCTTGTCGGGAATCCGGGCGGCGAGCGCCTCGATGTCCAGTGATTGCAACTCACTGGTGACCCTGCCAGGCGTGCTGTTGAAATCGAAATCATTGGTGGCCCGGTTGAACACGATGTTGAGCGCCTTGCGCTGGTCGAGATCGAGCGCCTTGGTCCGGGATACCGGGACGTGCGTGGCACCCATGCGCGAGGCAACAAGGTGGCGCTGGTGGCCGGAAAGGATCTCGCCGTCCGAGTCCGCGAAGATCGGCGCGATGAAACCGAGCTTGCGAAGCGATAGCTCGATCAGGTCGAGTCGCCTGGGATCGGCGGTTCGAGGGTTGTAGGAACTCGGACGGGTTGCGTCTAAGGGTTCGAGGGTGATGTTCATAGTCCGAGGCGGCTGCGGATTTCGTTGAGCACGCTTTCCTTGTCGAAACCGGCGTCTTGTTTCACGCGGTCGCACCACGCGATGAATTCCTCCTGGGTGATGCGGAACCGATAGAGTCCGACCGCGACCGTCACATCGCTCTTGTCGAGTTCCTTGTCGTGGCGGTCGTCGTCATCCTCGTCATCGTCATTGCCGCCGGGATTCAACAATCCTTCGAGGTCGGCTGGCTCGAAACCGGCGAGGATTGTATCGAAGTCGATTGCCTTCCATTCGCTGGCGATCTTTTCGAGTTCGTTGAGATCGACCGTGGAAAGTTCGGCCAGCCGGTTGTCGGCGACCAGCACGGCGAGTTCATCGTTCTCGCTGGCGAAGTCCTGATATTGCACCGGCACGACTTCCACGCCGAGGTGCTTGGCGGCCATCAGACGGCCGTGGCCAGCGACCACCAAACCCGACTGGCGCGAGACACAAATGTTCTGCCGCCATCCAAAGTAGCGGATGTTTTTGGCGAGCAGTTCGATTTGCCGCTGCGGGTGGGTGTTCGGGTTGCGCGGGTTGGGTTTCAGCTCACCGACCGGCACGAGCTTGTCGAAGGAACACCAGACTTCGATGCCATTGGCGAGTGTGCGGGCTTTGGGAGAATCATCCGTCATCGCCGCTTTGGATGGTGTCAACGGCATGGGTGACTTGCGCGAGCAGCGGGAGGATCGCCTTCCATGCATCCGGCGGGCACCATCCGAGGGCGAACCATTCGCGACTGCCGGCCACGTCGCGCCATTCCACGGTGACCGGTGTTTCCCGCCGCATGTCAGGCGAGCGGTAGCGGAAGACTGCGCGGGCGAGACGACCACTGCGGTCAAAGGTGATCTGTTGGATTCTCGCCTTCATGATAACCCCTCCGCGTCCAGCCAGGATTCCAGATCGGCGAGTGCGGCCCGGACGCATCCGCCAGAGCCCACCGCGATTCGCAATGACGTCTGTTCATCGACCGGCCAGTGACGGCGGAGCATCGTGGCGATTTCCTCAGTGGACGGAGCGGCGAGCTTGATCGACTGGAAGCGCGTCTGGAACCGCTCTGTGAGCAGGTCGAGTTGCAGGTTGCTGGTGCCGATCACGGCGCGGCCTGGTGGCAGGCGGTCGAGATAGCTCAGGAGTAAGTCCTGAGA